AAAGGTTCTGTGTAGAATTTTAAATATTCCCAAGCGATTGATTTACCTTGTCGATAAGTCGGAGCTATGAATGCACACAAAGATCTTGGTTTGTCTGCTGCTGTTTTAATTAATTCGTTAATAGCTAATACTGATTTACCAAATCGTCTATGACATACTAGAACACTAAATCTTTTAAGTGAGTTATGTACGTCTAACTGATAAGGTCTTGGCTTATAAGGTATTTGTACTTTAGCGACTTTTTTATTAGTCGTCTTTTTGCCAAGAGACTTTGATTGCGATTGGTTCATCTGTTCCTATTTTAGATGTTGTTGACGCTAACCTTGGGTGAACAAATGGAGCTGCTTTTTCGGCTGCATACATTTTACGTTCAGGTGAGCTCATAGGATTGTTTAACACAGCTAATAGATAATCCAAAGGAGAATGTTGATATTTTTCAGCCATCTCTTGCATAGATTTCCAATTTTTTTTAGTCTTAGCACCTAAAGGTCTACCAGAACCTGGTCTTTTACCACCATGATTTTCTGTTTTTGTTTCTACTTTTTTATCTTCATCAACCATTATATATATTTATTTCCACCTTTAGATAATAATTTACCAGCATCACCAAACTCATAAAACTTTCTTCCCTTAGCAAATTTACCTTTTGGTTTATATGCTGTAGAAGTTAAGTATGCACCTGTTGCTAATAATGGATTTCTTAATGCAAGTTTACCTACGCCAGTTGCAATGTTAGCTGCACCTTTAAATAAACCTACTGTTGGTGCTACATAGCTTTTGTAATTTTTAACAGCTGATGGAATAACTTTTTTATTAACAAATTTTTTACCAGTCTTAATATGTTCTTTAGCTTTAGCTTTAAAATTACCACTTACATTAGTTCCAGTTGATGACGAGAATAATCTATTCATATTAGTAACCTTTTTTAACTTTTTTACCTGATTTTTTTGCGTACATTTTAGCTTTCTTTTTACCTGCTTTTGTGTATGCGAACTTCTTTTTTCCTACTTGTGGCATAATTATCCTTTTCTGTTAGATTTACCTACTGCATAAGCACCACCTACAACAGCAGTAGCACCTGCTACTTTAATACCTGTCTTGTAGTTCTTAGGTAGTTTTTTATATTTAGCACTTAGTTCACCAATAGAGCTTGATGCGTCTTTGTAAATTTTACTTTTTTGCATTTTACCAAATGCGTCCATGCCTTTTGCTTGTGCTTTTTTTCCATAGCTTTTAGCTGTGTCCATTAAGCTAGGTTTTTTCTTAACAAATAGTTTTGTTATTTTTGTAATCATCTTAATAATCCTCTCATTGCAGCTTCTCTTGAATTAGGCATAGGCATATTACCACCTGGTCGTTTACCCATCATTGCCATTTGTTGTTGAGCTTGAGGGTTTTGCTGCTGTAATAAACCCTTTTGCTGTTGTTGTTTAGCCTGTTCAGGCATAACTTTTGCTCTGATTATTAAAGCTAACTTTTGTCCTTCTTCTGGACTTAAGTTAATCATTTCATCAGCTAATTTTTCTAATTTTTTACTCATTTTATTTCTTTGCTAGTTTACCTTTGTTAATACCTTTTTTAATCACATAGCCTTGTGTACCATTAGCACCATGATCTACTTCTTGTCTTAAATTTTTAAAGATATTCATTTCTTTTAAATTCTTTTCTATCTTCTTTTTAAACAACTCTAAAACTTTGTTATCTCTCATTAGCAGTTCCATGCTCTTAATGATTTATTTATTCTGCTATTAGGATCTCTTGCAGTCTTAGCAGAGGTAAGCTTCTTTTTCATTCCACTCATTCTAGCACAGAATGACGCACGTCTTTTATTTCCTACTTTTTTACTAGGAGCTTTTAACGTTCCACCAGTTTGTCTCTTATAACTAGCTCGACCTTTAGCGTTCAAACCCCCCTTTGGGTTCTTACCTTCTTTACGTTGCCATGCTGCTGTTTTTGCCATTTGATTACTTCTTTTTAGGGAATCCCTTTTTCATATTAGCGTATGCTTTAGATGATATAGTAGATTTCTTCTTAGATCTACTAATACCCTTCTTTTTTCTAGCGTTAATATTAGCGTATAATCCTTTTCTAGCCATTATATGCTTGATTTGTAGTCTTTAAGCTTAGCTTTAGCTCTAAACTTAGGATCTTTTAAGTTTTTTACCAGTGCATCACGTTTCTTCCAGCTTTTTTTCAAAGTTTTTGCTGATAGTTCCTTGATAACTGGGAATTGTAAATATGATCTCATGTTTATCTTCCTTGTCCTTTGTATCTTCTACGACTTTGCTGTAGTTTTTCCGATTTCGATTTCGATTTTTTGTGGATTCCTGGTCTTTTTTTAGGTTTTGGTCTAGGTGTAAAGCTAGTAAACTTCTGCTTAGCCATTAATCGTCATCAAATATATCAAAAGCAATTGCACCACCCACAGCTGACGCTGATTTAGGGTATTTTTTTGCTGTTGCTACGCCATAGTTAATTCCTTTATTACCTTTAGTCATTACAGCATCTAATACTTTAGCTGATCTAAAGTGTTTCTTATTACCTAGTGTAGTTACTGCTTCTTTTGATTTTTTTCCTATAAAGCTTTTGCCAAACTTTAGTTTTTTTACTATTTCTATTCCTAGTTTTCCTGCGTATATTGGTATAGTCATCTAATGATGCCCCCTTATCTGTTATGGTGCTGTACAAAACCCCCCTATAATGACATACGATATTCTATCGTAGTCATGAGGGGTGATTGTAAAACCCCTGGTTTTTCTTTATGTTGTTTATTGTCAATCGTTGTTACGATTGTCTTTATTTGTTTTCAACAAGTTATTGTCAGCTGTTGTTACAGCTGTCTTTTTTGTTTATGTTTGTTGATGTAATTTGTCCTGTCGAAATCGAACAGGAAAATTACTCTTGTTATTTATATATATTGGTAGTCAATTGACTCTCGCTTGTCGATTGATTAATTGATTACCGATAATGATATAACCTATTGATATTACTATGAATGTTGATTCTTAGTTGTATTGATAGCAACGTATAAACCATATATATCCAGACATATTAATGTGTGTGTGTATATCAACCAATAGGAGATAAGATGAATATAAATACAGTATGGACTAATACTATCGACAGTATGTCTAGTATAAAGGATAAAGTAATAGATAAGTATAAAACTACTAATATGAATCCTTTTCCGAAAAATGTAAATGTAACTGTTAAGTTTGATTTAGTAGGTACGTATAGCGACCTATTAAAGAAGTTTGATAGTATGTCTGATAAAGATATGCAACGAGTAGTTGATATCCTAGAAAAGAAATCTGACATCATTCAAAAGATAATAATGAAACAGTTAGATAAATAATGGTAATACAACAAGCGATATACCTGGTCGTAGTACTAGGTATAATCGCTATAATATAAGGAGGTATACATGATACCATACGATATACTACAAAAAGTAGAGGGAGATACTGAGAAGCATAGTAATTATGAGCTTATTCAGTACGAGTTACCTTTCCCAGAAAACTCTATTCTTATAGAGAGGGATAAGGAAGCTAAAAGAGTACAACAATCGTTTGTTACGAGTATCAAACAATCGTTGATTAATAATAATAATAACTAATAGGATAATATATGACAGTACTAGAACAAAAATCGTTTATACCATACACTGAGTCTAAAAGCCCAGAGGAAAGACGACAATATATAGAAGAACAGTTAGCTCTTGGCAACCCTAAGTATCAACCTAGAAATACTTGGTTAAAAGAAAATGCTGATAAAATAAGAATCAGTAAGCTAGAAGCTCAAGTAAATGAGATATTAGCTAAATCAACCAAGTAAATAGTTAGGTACCCCCCTCCTAGTGAGGGGGATTACCCTTTAATAAATAACATAGGAGAGTATATGGGATATACAAATTATTGGCATCAAGACATGGATTTCTCTGAAAAAGAGTGGAAATCTGTCCAACAAGAAGTAGAGTATATGCAAGAAATAGGTGATAGCACTATATCTGTAATACAAAATGATGACAATGAAATTGCTATTAATGGTATGCCTACTTGTGAAACATTTGTTTTAACAAGATATAAACCAGATACTCCTGAGTATGAAGGGCAAGATTTAACATTTAACTTCTGTAAAACAAGAGAACTACCATATGACATATATGTATGGCATTTGTTAGTCTTTTGTGCAGGTATGGTTAATGATGTTAATAAATTCAGTATATCAAGAGATAGATAGGAGAACAATGACTAAAAACTTAATAGTATACAAAGTAGAGTATAGAAATCAATCAGATCCATGGGTTGGACGTAAGTTTATTAAAACTAAAAGAATAGTTATGACAGCCGATGAAGTAGATCAAAAAGATGGTTATTGGCGTAACCATAGAAATGTAAGAAATAAATTTTATAAACAAATGGGAGATAATTACAGCGTATGGAGTGTAAAAAAAGCATGAAAAAAACTAAATTAGGAACACCAAAGTTCTGGACAGCTAAAGCATGGGCAGACCACCTATTATGGATAAGTGGATTTACTAACAATAAAGAGGTTAATTATGTTCAGAGTAATAATAGAAGGAAAATTTCGAGAAAATCCAATAAATCTAAGCAGAGCAGTCAAACTTCTGTATAACCAAGACTTTACTGGCTCGATAAGAAAAGAAAATATACTGTGGTGGAAAAAGTACTTTCTTAAAGTAATCCACCTACCTATTCTTTATCCCAAGATGGGATATATACAAATAGTTAAAGTATATAGAGATAGGAAACCCTCAATTAGAGTGGTGACAGTTCCCACTAGCTCAGATAAGCGTGAGCTATTGGTATTAAATAAAATATATGGAGGTAATAATGGGTAAAAGAGTTAAAGCTTTTAATAATTATGAAATTAATAAAAATATAGCTAAAATTCTAATATTACATAGAGTGTGGAATGGGTATACACAAACACAAATATCTAAATGTTTAAATATATCGTTTCAACAAATACAAAAGTATGAACGATGTATTAATAGAATGGCTGCAGAAAATCTTATAGATATATGCAAACAAAAGAAATGGGATATACAGTTATTTTTAACTGATAAACCAGAAGCAATCTTTGATGAGTGGTGCAAACAAATACCAGAATATACTTTTAGTAGCCCCTACCCACAAAGAGCAAGTCAAATACAAAGATCTTGGGATAAAATAGATAAAGTAGGTAAACAAAACTATTTTAATGAAAATAATCCAAGATATAAACATATAATCAACGAAATGAAGGGAGATTAATGAATGGAGTTTTTACTGTTATTCGATTTGTTACTTATACTGTTGGTGGTTTAGCCATCAGGAAAGCTTGGAATTGGCTCATCACTGACGTGGATCCAATCCCTGGTACAAAAGAGTTTGAAGATGAGTATATAAAAACAACTATTAAATATAATAGATTAACTAAAAAAAAGGAAAAATATGACACGTATAGAAAAAATAGGTGAAGCACTTGTTACATCATTAACATTCCCAATTAGAATGTGTATTGGTGTATGTAAAGCAGTTGAGAAAAATATGCCTGATACATTAGAAATGCCAATTGAAATCAAACTAAAAAAGGAGAATAAAAATGCAAACAAAACTACCAGTAAAATCTAGAGTAGCAGATAAGTATCAACCGATGCTTACATACTATGCAGAGCTTATGGGACTATGTCATGAGACTGTTACAAAAACAGAATCATTAAAGATGTTAGACCCTATGGGTAAGAAAACTACTGCAACATCTCTGTTTATTAGAGTTTGTCAAAGAATGGACAAATCAATAGACGCAAAAGAAATTGCAGATAAGTTAGAAAATGTTAGTCAAATTAATAAACAAAAGGAGATAGCATGAGCAGTACTAAAACACCTATAAGACAAGCAGAAATGGATCATATAGATCATTTTTTAGAAACAAAATATGATGATAGAAAAAATAGTTTAAAAACTGAAATGCAAGACATCATAGATAAAGAAGCAGAAGAAAACTTTGAAGCATTTAAAAATAAATTAAATATTAATAAAATGCACAAAGAAGTATCTGTTCTTTACGAAGATCATAAAAAGTTTGCAAACGAAATGGATTCTATTTTGCTTATGAAAAAAGGTAAATTAGATAATGCAATCAATACTTTGGAAGATAAACTAGAGCAATGGAAAAAGGTTAGAAAATGGGAAAGCGAAATTAGTAGATCCCTACTTAAAGAACCAGATGAGCTTGATAGGTTACTTAAAAAGTTATGTCATGAAGAAACTACACGTAACTTTTATAAAGGCCCAAGAGGTAAATCATTACAAATG